GGCGTGCGTAGAGCTGCTGGTTTCGAGCCAATGAACAACGTAAACTACACATTGACTATCGAAGAAACCAAGTCAGGTGCTGACGTACTTATCGAAGTTCTTTACGGAGCTAAAGTATTCAGACCAGACCTAGGTGGACGATACATTCGTGGTAACGTAGCTAAGGCGTAAGCCCTAGTAACTAATTAAAAGGGGTGTGGCTCTTCGGGGTCACCCCCTATTTTTTAACTACACATAAAACAAGATTCATGGCGTTTAGCGACTTAACACTTACTAGAAACAATATTGATGCACTAGAAGAGCTAACGTTCAAGGGCGTTAATGTTACTACAGGAACGACAACGCTCAATCTATCGGAGAAGGATAACCTAATACTAGGTAAAGCAATTAAACTCCTTAAAACGGATATTCTTGAGAATTTACGGGAATATATAAACGATTCTACGTATGCTACAGAGACTGCGTTGTTAGACGCTATTTACGCAGCAGATTCTGAAGAACTTCTCGTTGACTTGCTTTCATACAAATTTTTAGAGTTGTGGTTTGCGCAGGACGCAACGCACAAAGATAGCTATAGCTTTTCTAAGGCTATGAAGTACTATAACATGTACAACCAATACCTTACTGCTAATCTTAGGCGATTGAGTGGTTTATTAGCTAAACCAAAGACGACTCCACGAGTTCGTTTCATGAGTATGTACTAGTATGGATCTAGGTAGAGTTATACAGCTAGACGTAGAAACCAGGTTTAAACCTCATGTAATAAAAGAGGTATACCAACAAATTGGTTTGCACTATAGAGAGGACATTAGAAAAACCAATAGAGAATCTTTAGACCCAGATGGTACGCCTAGACATCCATTATCGGATAACTCTCCATATTTCTATGCTAGAAACAAGTTACGTGACGTTGGTAACGACGAGCCTAACTTAATTTATACGGAACGAGCAGAGCAAAGCCTGGGCGTGTATAATACCAACGAAGGATTTGAAATGTATCATAGCAACGCTGAATCGGACAGTTACATGTATCTGCATGAAACAGGATCCGGTGGGATGCCCGAGCGTAGACAATTTCCGACAACAGAGGATTCTGATGAGTCATTCCAACAAAAGAACGTAGAATTTGTAGAAAAAACATTAGAAGAACACCTTAATAAAAACAGAAGGATCGTAGTCAATGGATAGAAACGCAATACTTAGTGGGTACGTAACCAGCTTCAGCTCCTATTCATCTTCAGACGCAAGACCTACTGCGGAAAAGGTATTGAAATATAGTGGTGATTCTTTCGATATTAGAAAGAGAGGTGACATTAAAACCGAAGCGGTTATGTTCAAGTTGATGAGTGGGTCTACAGACTATCAAGTAGATGCTGAAAAACCAACAGAACTTAACCAGAGTTTCCAGGCTAAGGTCTACGTAGATCAGCCGGACTCTCATAGTGGTAAAGATGCTGCCTACGACAGAATGTTAGAACTTACAGATCAGCTTATTGACTGGGCAGATACAACGGCAGCGACGACGATAACAGCCGACGTATACACCATTACAATAACTGGCGTTGATACGATAGACGAAGAAGATGGCTACTTATCAACAAACGTGAATTTTCAAAGTATAATTAAAATATCCTAAACCAAACACAAGACAATGGCTAAATTTATATTAGACAAAGTTACCATAGGTAGCACTAGCAACTTTGACGGAACAGGCGGTGGAGACATCCACGCTGTTATTGTTGAGGCTTCTTTACCTACCATAGAACCTAATACAGTGGTAGTTGATGACGGTCAAACTATCAATGAATCATACACTGTAAATATTGAGATGAGAACCAAGCATACACGGTTTGATGCCACAGATAATGGTGGTGTAATACTAACGTCTGCTGTTGTTTCTAATGACGGTACGCTTCATACTAAGGCTTATATTAAGTTTCATGGAGCAACTAGCTCATTCAATATAGAAACAGGTCAGATTTATTTAAACGGTTACGAAGATTTTAGTAACGGACGTAGAGAAACTGTATTAACTGGAACATTAGAAGTAATCAGCGCTGCATCTGGATTAACTTCTTCATAATAATTAGGAGATAATCTAATGAGTAGAAGTCAACTAGAGAAGTTAAGCATTTTAAATACTGCTAACTTTTCCAATCACTTTACTTTTTCTGTAGTTCAAGAGGGCTCAGACGAGGCTTCTCGTCAAGTCCTTAGTATCGAGCCAGCATCAGCGCCAATTATAGAAGACGGTCAAACTATTATATTGACTAAAAACTATGATTTAACTGTTAGCGGTTTATTTAAAGAGGATACTATATCTAGCTTACAGGCGTTAGCCGACAACCGTACAAGCCTTGTGTTTGGTGGATTCGGTTTGGGCGGTCAAATACTGCAGCTAGAAGGTGCAATGAACGTGAATCAGGTTTTTTCTGAGACAGCTTCATTTAGATTTAATAGTCCTCGTGAAGCCAAAGGGGGCTATGATCTTACGACAGTATCTCCATTACATGCTCATACAGGTACAGGAAAACACACGTCTGCCCTATCTTATAGTACCAATGGATTTGCTTTGTATAAGTGGGGCGATCAAGATGGTAGTGGTATAGCTGATGGGTGGACTGTAACTGGAACCGATACAACAACTAGTTTTAGTAATGGTGTTCAAGTTATAGATTCTGGTAGTAGCACTTTAACTATGACCAGGGATGTATACCTGCCATTTGATGGAAGAGCTATTTATTTTAACATTAAAACAAATGCTGGCGACGCACCAACAGGAACAGTAAATATTCAGCTAATATCTTATACAGATGATGGTACTACCCCGGATCAAACCGGATCCGCAGTTTCTGTTACTGCAGCAGATACTGCATATCAAGCTACTGTATCTCCATCTTCAGACGCAAAAATGATTAGAGCAATAATATCTTTAGCATCAGGAGCCGATCTTGAGTTTAAAGAGCCAACACTTGAACTAGATAGCACCTACAACTTTGTAGAATTTAACACATAACCCTAAAATAAAGCGAGCAATTTATGGGACGTATTACAAAAGTAACTGGCGAATTTATGGGGGTTCGGTTTGAAGTCAAGCCGACCCCTATTCGTTTTGATAAGATAATAGAGGAGCGTAGAAATATGCTCATGAACTGGTACAAGGAAAACCATCCTAAACTTCATAAGAAGCTAGAAGACGATAAGGTTTCTGTTGATGATTACACGATGGAAGACTTTGACGCACTGAACGCTTGGCGTTTAGATGAAGAGTTTCGAGCTAAGTACTGTAAGTACACAGCGCAACACTGCTTGAAGCTAGATAAGAAAATCACTGATGCCACTTGGAAATCGGATGACTTGGAGCTTGGAACGCTTGAGGAAGCGTGGGATTTTTTTACGAACAGGCGACAAGTACCCTCCAATGGAGTCGGAGTACTTTAGAGTCATTAGACTTGCTCGCACCTAATGACCTAGTGGTTGAAATTGGCGGTACATACACATATTACTGTTATGTACTTGCCGGTTTCGATCCATTGCGAGCTAAGGAACTTGAAGCCGATTGTTCCGTAGAAGACATAACCAAAGCAATGATGGCTCGTGAGGCTTACCACAAGCCACCAGATAAATAAAGCACTATGCCAGAGTTAGTATATAACGTCCGATTCGAAGTAGACTCATCTAATCTAAAAAAGATTACATCTGGCATTGACCCAAACGCTTCTAGGGAAGTGCAAAATCTCAATCAAGAGATTCAAAGATTAAAGGACAATCTAAATAAAATCAAATCCCCTGCTAAAGACGCAACAACGGGTGCTTCTGCTGGATTTTTAGATTTAATGCAGAACGTTAAGACTACTACGTCTGAAGTCCGAAAAAACACGTCTTCATTTAAAAAGAGCATTGTAACAACCGATCAGAGCACGGACTCATTTATAAGCCAATCGGAGGCTCTTCTTGATGGATCAATACAACTTCAAAGGTTACGAGAAGAGTTAGAGGAAGCTGCCCAACAAGAAAATCTTACCGACAAACAAACGGAGCAGTTAAATAACACTATAAATAATTTAGCTAATGTTCAAAGAGCTGCGGTTAGTTCATCTAATAACTTTAATGATGGATTACAAGTTATAGAGCATCAAGCCGGAACCATGAACAAGGCATTTTCTGGATCAAATCAAATACTATTTTCTTTTAGTGATTTGGTGCAGGATTCTACTCAGTTCAGTCAAGGGTTCGCACAGGGTATGCGAGCTATTGGTAACAACGTTGGGTTTACCGCAGAGCTATTTGCTAACCTTAGTAATAACGTTAAGAGGCATAACAAGCTAGTAGCGGATGGGGTTCTTCAAAACGAAAAACAAATGACTACGTTTGGAGCGTTAAAGAATTCTATGAAAGGAGCCGGTGGAGCTTTAATAGCTATAAACACGGCGGTTATGCTCGGTACTTTAGCGTTTCAAATGCTAGAGAAGAGACTTAAAAAAGTAACTCAAGCAGCGGATAAGCAAGTAGAAGCATTTTCAGAGATAACGAAGGCTTTTGGCGAGTTTGATTCTGGATTTGATGATCCTCTTGGCATGAGAGCTAGAGAGCAAGAGATAGCTATGCTTCAGGAGAAAATAAAAGAAGTTCCTGCAAACTTTAAAGAATTAGAGAGCGGCATGCTCGCTACCGGTATAAGGGCAGCTGGTGGATTAAATCCTTTAATGTTAGGGTTAGCGTCACTAATGGAGGCTTTCCCAAACGCTTCTTTTGAGATAGGTGCTTTATTTGGTCTTATTGAAGATGAAGCCATAAAGACGGCTGCTGCTCAAGAAAAGTTTAACGATAGATTAGAGGAGTTACTAGAAGCTAAAAGGCAATTTGACGCAGAAGTTGCTAACACTAAAGGTCTTCAAGGTTTTTTAAATGTAACTAAAGACGCTGCCAATACTATGGCTGTTTTAACTGCTTCTCAAATGGAAGGTATACAGGTTAATGGAGAGTCCTTTAGAAGCAGATCAGAAATTACAGCAGAATTACAAAGACAAATACAAGCCCAGGCTAACCTCTTAAACTTCGAAAACTTATCATCTGAGGAAAGAGCTAAACACCTTTCGTTGATGAACCAACAGATACAATTATTTAATAAATTAAATGATCCTGTTAAGAAAGCATCAGAACAGATTCAAGATTTAACGTTTTCTACTACAGCTAACGTAAGCGAATTTGCTAAGATGAATAGGGAAACAAATAAACAGATTAAGGATTTAGACGAGTTAAAGTTAAAGTATCCTGAACTATCAGCACAGATAGACGCAGCTAAAAAATCTGTTACATCATTTGCTGATGCTCAATCCGCAAGCCTTCAGTTTGGTAGAGCAGGAGAGCTTGCTCAGATAGCCGGTGTGTATGGAGAAATATTTGGAGCGAGTAAAGAGTTTAGAATAGCTATGGCTACCATTGAGGGAGCTTCGGCTGTAGTAAGTACCTTGGCAGATCCAAAGCTAGATACTTTTACTAAAATAGCCATGTCAGCTACTATTGCTGCTAGTGCTATAGCTCAAATAAAGCAAATAAAAAGCACACAGCTTGGAGGGTCAGCAAACGTTCAGTCACCATCTACTTCTCAAACCGTACAAGCCCCACAGAGAGGGTTTTTCGAGACTGATTACGATGCCTCAGAAGGAATTAGTAATAAGGCTAGTAGTATGATTGGTTACACTCCGGTGAACCCAGAGTTCATGTCGAGCACGATAGTTTTTGAAGGGGTTCTTGATGACGAATTATTGTCCATGAGAGTAAAAGAAGGTAACGCAAAAATAGAAGGCTCAACCAATTATCTTGGAGATTAATAAATGCCAGTATTTTATGCTGTATCATCAAATAAAGTATCGTTACGACCTATAGATATAGAGGTTGATTTTAGCATACTTCATAATACAGCCACGACTACAGGGGCTACTTACGAAATTTGTGAACTAGGTAAGTTTAAATATGATTTCGGATTAACCACTGACGTAGACAACGTTGATAAAATAGGGATTAGAGCTGGAGCAGTCACTATATCATTTTTTGATAATCCTGATGCGGAATACCCAAGCATATATGATATGTTGTTTTCGTCTGGAATAGTACCTCAACACATAGACGTAGATATATCTATATACAATCCATCAGGAGCTTACACCGCTGACGTTATTAAGTGTAGGTTCAATTTAAACGATGTATCTTACGACATAAATGGTCGAAAAACAACAATAACGTTTAATCCGTTACGACCTAGTGACGTTACTGACTCTATTGCTGATATTATGGACGGTTCTAGCCAAAACGTTTATTTTGGCACACCAATCACCATTCCATCCTATCCAGACGGCATGGTAGTTAGAGACTTTATAGATGATATGCTAGATGAGATATACGGCTCTACTGGTTCTAATACCATTATAACCAATCTTTCCGATACGGACCCAGACTTTGGAGAACGAGTCTGGATGGTTCTTCGAGATAAACAAGACACAGAAGACCTTCTTACGGCATCGGAACAATTAGCTAATATAGCAGGAGTTGAGGGCGCTGTATTTGGTAATATGCTAGGTCAAAAAATATACTTTGCTAGAAATCTTGTGGGGGGTCAAACGGTTACGATGAACGAGTCTGACTTCAAAGATTTAAAGTTGGATAATACGAGAAAGATGAAGTACAAACAATTAAAAGTTATTCATGGTGAGTATTTCGACTCATCTACACTAAGTCTTTTAGACCCTAACTCTAGCAAAACAGCTAACTTTTCATTTAGACAAGGTAATTTATCTAAAAGAGAAATAGATGGCGATGGACCTCTTTTATTTAGTTATAAATACAAAGATATTTCTAATGCAAATGAATTAGATTATACGGACGTTACACTAGCCCAGTTTGGGGTGGCATCTTATGAAAAGCTATTATTGAATGAGTATATACCTAGAATTAGCGGAACAATATTTGATTGCACTAAAATAAAGCCTCACGAGTGCATGGTTATATCTTTTGGCACAACAAAAACATCAAGGCTCGTTGGGTCATTAGACGGAACATATAGGTTTTCTAGTGTTACATACGACTTCCAAAAAGATACAATGCAATTCAACGCCTATAAGATAGCCTAACCATGTCCAAGCTAACAAATATCACAGTTGTTACGGACGCAGGCGGAACTGAGACATTAACCATTCAAAATTACGCTGAGACGGACGAACTCCAGTTCTGGGGGTCAACCTTCGATGAGGCACTAGATGGCTCGTTACGGAGCAATTTCAGGGACTTTAGAAGAACAGTAGAGCTTACCTATAACCTGTGCACAACGGCTGATGACTACAGAAGGATTTGCAACAATATAGCTACGGACTTTATTAATGGTTCTACCTTTATATATATCGGTATTGATACTAGTAGTCTGTTTCGTGTAGTTTTAGAGGATGACTTTGCTCATCGTGTTCAATACGCAAATCAACATGGTTTGTTTGTTCCAAAGATTACGCTCAAAGCATTTGACTTAGGCGTGGTCATAACACTAAACTTTGAGGATTGGCGATTTATTACTGAGGCTGTAGACGATGCTAGAGATTACAGGCTCATAACGGAAACAGTAACTCAGTCTTTTGATTATGGCTCTATCTAGTAAAATAAGCTCAATATACATTAGGAAGGCTGGTGGAAGCAGCTGGAGTTACACGATAACTACCAACAACTTTACTAGCGACATAGGTCAGGTAAACTTTGGCTCGGCTTATGATGAGGCTTTAGATGCTAGTCTAAGACAGAATCTTCGTGGCTTTCGGTTTACCTTAGACTTGAACTGGGCTAAACTTTTATCATCAACGTTTGCTGGTAGTGGTGGGGGTGGTAACACAGCCAGTGCCTTCTTACAGGATTTAGTTAGTGCGTTTACTGGTGGAGATTCGTATGTAGAAGTGTCGTTTAGTGGTTCTTTTACTACGCTATTTGATGACACCAATGGGGCTACCGCTAACGCTTTTAAGTTTATTTTAGATAGCTCCACCATCACAACCGCATACACTAACCAAATAGGTCGTGGGTCTGCCAACATTCGATTGATAGGGCAAGAACTAGCAACGACCATACCAGCAGCACTCCAAGCACCTAGCGTATAATATATGGCAACCGAAGTAAAACGCAGACGGGGTACAACATCAGAACACGCCTCCTTTACTGGCGCTGTAGCAGAACTTACGGTAGACTTAACCAAAGATACCGTAGTCGTTCATGACGGTGCTACTCAAGCTGGGTTTCCATTGCTTCGTGAAGACTTTAGTAATGCTATATTTACTGTACCTGATGCTAGATACCTACTTGAAAGCAATAATCTATCCGACCTTGATAACGTATCCACCGCCAGAGACAACCTAGAACTTGGTGCTAGTGATGATGTAACGTTTAATACGGTAACAGCTGACCTAATTGGAGATGTTACTGGTAACGTTACAGGGGACGTAACAGGCGACCTTACTGGTGCTATTCACGTACAAGGAAAGAATGATACAGGTGGCACATTAACAAAAGGCACACCAGTCTACATATCAGGACAAGTTGCTCAAGGTCAGCAGTTCACGATAGGTGTAGCTGATTCTGATGGTAGTGGCACAATGCCTTCGATTGGGGTTTTATCGGCTGATGTGAATGATAATGCTATGGGTGATATAGTTACTCATGGTAAGTTAATAGGGATAGATACAAGTTCTTTTACAGTAGGCGATGAATTGTTTATTGGTCCTAATGGTACGCTTGTAAATACACCACCAACTGGTGAAAGCAACCTACTTCAGAAAATCGCTAAGGTTATACGAGTCGATGGTAGTAGTGGACAAATTTACATCATGGGTGCAGGTCGTACCAATGCCGTACCTAACCTAGACGAAGGAAAAATATTCGCAGGTGATGCTAACAACCAAGCAGTAACAACTGATGTAATTGATGTTAATATAGCTAGTGGTCTTGTAACTATAAACGATGACCTAACTGTTAATGGTATAGTCATCACCGATGAAATAGATACGACCAGTATTACGTGGAACACAAGCACGCTAGAATGGGATGCTGACCCTAGTGAGAAGTTTAATAACCCAGTATTTATTGGAACGAGTTTAGACGTTGATAACGGTATCAATGCAGACCAACACGTTCACGCAGGAACATATCTAAAAGCAGACACCTATTTAGAAGTAGGCACAAACGCAACGATAGGTGGTACTCTTTCAGTAACTGGTAACACCACCATTTCAGGCACATTAGACGCTCCTACATTAAACACTGGTCAAGGCGACAATGAGCTGTATGCAATGAACCAAAACGTTCAAACTAGCGACAGTGTAACGTTTGGGGCGCTAACAGTAAGTGGGGCTACAATCCTTAGCTCAACACTACAGGTGGATGGAACGATAACCGTTAATGACGATATAGAAACAGCTGATTTTAGTTCTTGGTTTACTACTACACCAAGTGGCTTCCAAATATCTCAGGCAGGTGTTGGTGACTTTAGAACATTGTATATAGATGAGTTAGTAGCTAAGGCATTTACGGCAGATGTAGCACAAGCATTAGCAGGATCTGACATACTAACGAAGTCAGTTGCTAAGTTAAACGCATCATTCGTAGTTCCTAGTGTAGGAGCATCTGTAAGCATCACAGTGGAAGACCTAGAAGGATTAAGTGGGTTACAGGTGTTTGAGGCTGGTGACCATGTAAGGGCTAGAGTCGTTGATTCAACTAGTGGACTCGAAATATTTGATATATACGGAACCGTATCGAACTACGCTAGTGTAGCAGGTGGTACACAAACTTGGGATTATACCATAACGTATGCAGGCGCATCAAATGGAGCTGTAGGGAAAACAGTAAACAAAGGTAATATTCTTTTAGATTACGGAACGTCAGGTAGTTACTACATTGAAAGAACTGTATTAGACAGAAGCACTGAATCTTCCGATGATTTTACTAAGGTTCCTTACAACAGAATCGTGCAATGGACTAACACAGTAAGTGGTTCGCCAAGAGCAGGAGACCCTGATACGGTTATAACGGTAATCACACAAAGCGGTAACCTTGCTAATTTAACTAGCACGTATTCTAACGTAAGTGGGTTTGGCTTCTTTGGCGAAAACACGTTTCTTACTGGCGCTTTATTGGTGGGAGACCTTACTAGGAGTGGTCAATACATGGAGTTCAGCGGTAGTACTCTTACCGTAAAAGGTGATATTGATATTACAGGTACAACCATATTTAAGAGCGCTAAAGACGGTTCTACTACACCTACTAATTTAGGCGAAGCAACCTTTATAGATGGTGGTACTATTGTTACCGACTCTATTACCGCTACAGAGATAAATGTATCCAATTTATTTGCCCAAGAAATAGAAGTTACTGGTAAGTTAAAAGCTACAGATGGAAGTAACGAGGCTATCGTAGGTAAACTTGAGAATATAGACATAAACGTACAAGCATCTCAGGGCGGTGTTAGTAACGGAGACTTTTACGGATTCTTTATAAATGCCAATAATTACTTTGGTATTAGTGATGGTGACCTTGAATCAGGTAATGTGCTTAGGGTTGGTGACGCTACTAACTTCTTAGAGTTTGATGGAACTAATTTTACTATAAATGCTAGTACCTTTGACCTTACTGCTGGGTCAATGACTATAGATAGCACAGACGGTATTACGATAGGTGCTAACGACTTCTTTAAACAGGACAAGACATTCTCTTTTGGTGGTGGCGTATTATCTGGTGATAGTGATACCGTTCTGATTACTACTACTAATTTCAATGTAAATACTGATAACCAAAACATAGTCATTGGTACGGGTTCGGCATTAATGACTGTCGGTAAGTTAAGTAGTGTAGAGCAAGGCATAAAAATAGATTCTGGTGGAATAACCAATCAAAACTACTGGAAACTAGGTCAGGGTGATGTACAGTTTAAGGTAGGCGATGGTACTAACTTCTTATCATTTAATGAGAATGCAGGTACGTTTGAAATTAAATCAGAAGTATTTGATTTAACGTCTGGTAACCTTAGAATTAAATCAACAGGAACTACGTATCCATCAGATAGTGCTAATACAGAAGTTACCACGTCAGATGTATCTGATTTTAGACTTGCCACATTAGCAAACGGTTTTAACACAAACTCATTAGCTATAAATAATAATAGATGGGTTAAGTTTCAATTTGATTACTCTCAAAGTGTTCCTGCTGGTTCTTTTACTGCTGGTATTACCGTAACACTTGAGGTTAGTACGAATAATTCTACTTTTACTGATTATGGGTTGTTTTCAGATACTAGGATAGATTTTAACACGAATTATTTTGTTGCAGATAACGCAACTGGAAACAGACTTAATGTTGTAGACCAATCTGATAGTACAAAAACTGAATTTAAATTTACCTCTAGCCAAACTGGTTCTTGCACTGGAACAATTACTATGTATTTTTACGTGAACGAAAAAGATACGACTACACACATACGCTTTAATGTCTTAGATTCTTCTGGGGTAACATTAAGTGGAGCTTCGGCTACTGACATAGGAACAAGAGATTATAATCCTGTCACAGAGTTAAATCCAAGTGGCGTATTTACAAGATTAAGCGATTCCCTTATATTGAGTAACGGAAACACTTATATAGATTATTCATTAATAACCTAACATCATGACCAACTTAGAACTCTTAGAAGCGATACAAAACGATTTACGAAAGCTCAACGTTAATTACGAGGCGCACGCTATGATTCAGCAAATCATACAAAACTATAAACTTCGTATTGAAAACGACCAACAAAACTAGCTACTTTGAAACTCAAATTAAATTAATCTATGGCAAAACTAGAAGTAACAACCATCGCATCTGGAGCAGCAACGTCTTCAGCAATAGATTTTCAACGGTCAGGTGACCAATTTGAGGTGGGTTCCTTGATCCTAGAAGGAACGTATACGAACACGTCATTTGACGTACAAGTAGAAGTGGATGGAACGTGGTTCGATATATACGATACGTTTGGAAACAAGTATAATGTAACAGTAGCAACTGGCAAGCATTCATTGCCTTCTGATGTATTCAAAGACGTAAACAAAGTGCGATTGAAGGGAGCAAGTAACGAAGCAAGCGAAAGAACGGCTAAGTTCTTATTAATAGATATACTAGATTGAAATTATTAACCTATATATCGCATATCAGATGGGGTGTCTTATCACGCTCCAATCAAATTTGGAATCAATCAACAATGTATTTTGACAAGCACTAAATTATGAATCTAGCGACAACTCAACTAAAAGACACATACGGTAACCTATTAACGATTGGAACTTCGGCAGGTTCACCAACTACTGGAACGATTGAAAATGGTGATGGTCAAGATATTACTGCTCTTGATGTTAATGGTAGTATAACGACAAATGGATTAACTATCGACCAAACAAGCAACGTTGTTTTAGATTTAAATACTACTAATTCTAATGGCGATATAACGTTAAATAATGTTTCTTACGGTGTTAGATTACGAACAAATAGTGCAGGTGGTTTTAGTGTTATGCCTGCTGATACAACATTTTTAAATGTTGCTTTAAATGGTGATGTTAATTTTTATGATGATACTGGCGTAACACCAGCTTTCTTTTGGGATGCAAGTGCAGAAAGTCTTGGGATTGGTACTACTTCGCCTAGTGCTAAACTTGAGGTTCAAGATGGTTCTATTTCTGTAGGCTCTTCTACAAACACAAGCACAACTAATACTTTATTATCTGGGTATGGTTACATCCTTTCAGGAACTAAAATTGGAAATACAAGTATAACATCTACTTACAATAATTCAAATAATTCTGCATCATTAGAGTTTTATACAGACCCAAATGGTTCAACTCCAACCGAACGCATGCGCATCCAAAGCTCAGGTGCAATAGGTATTAATAATAGTTCACCTGACAGTTTTGCTACTAGCGTTAGCACATCATCTTCATTAGTTATAGGTCAAGGAGCATTGGGTGTATCACCTGGTCTAACTTTATGGCAGGGCAATTCTGCACAAGCGACTATCAATTTCGCAAGTGCTAATACTGGTGCAGGTCAATACGAAGGCAGAATCCGTTACACAAGAGATACTGGTGTTATGGATTTTAGGACTAATGGTTTAGATAATGTATTAGTTTTAAATAGTTCAGGTAACGTAGGGATTGGTACTTCGCCTAGTTATCCTTTAGAAGTAGATACTGGAGCAGGAACATTTAGTGTAAGAGCAAAAGGTGGAAGTTCTGTTACTATCGCATCAGATGCTAGTCTAACTTATTTTGGCGATACGCACGAGTTTTCAAATTCAGCAGGCACAAGTGAGTTTATGCGCATCGACAGTTCGGGTCGAATGGGAATTGGTGATATACCAAAAACACAACATTCCAATGTAACCGATAGTTTAAACGTAGGAAGCCATCTTACCTTTCAAAGAACAAAAGACACCTATATAGCAAGTAACTTCTATTACAACAGTAGCGATGCAGGCAAAAGCATTGCTTCGGGTTGGAGTCCTATATATCAACAAGATGTAGTAAATGGAAAGCATATTTGGTATAACGCTACTGCAAGTGCAACTGGTGCTGATGAAACAGTTAGTATAAATCCATTAATGACCATCGACAGTTCGGGTAACGTATTAGTGGGTAAGACTGCTACATCGGGGGTTGCTACTGGAAATATCGAAGTATCAAATTCAAGTTCTGCTTCGTTACAAATAGAAGGTGGTACACACGAATGGTCAATGCTTGTTTCATCATCGGCTGATGCTTTAAGATTTTATCAAGATTCAGATGAGCGTATGCGCATTGCTTCAGGCGGTACAACTACAATAACTGCAACGTCAGGTAGTTCACTTCAAAATGGTACATTACTATTAAAGACAACTAACGCAAGTAATAATGCAGGCTTGATGTTTATCAATAGTGGTAACACATCTTCATTTAATGATATTGCAGGTATCGCTTCATTTGTAGAAAGTGGAGATGCTAAAGGTAATTTACGATTTTGGACAAGAAATTCAGACGGTGATAATTCTGACGTTGATGAACGCATGCGCATTGATTCAAGCGGTAACGTTGGGATTGGTCAGACAAGCCCTGATTTGTTTGCTTTTAGTGGTAAAGAACTTCACGTAAAAGGTGGTACTGGAACAAATAAATCTGCTAGTTTTATAGCAGAATCTGCTCAGAGTGCTAGTGGTTTTTTAGGTGGTTATTATTGGGTAAATGGTTCTGCTACTAATGAGTTTCAAAAAAGAGTGGGACAAATTACAGTTACGGCAGGTACAAATGCTGATAGGTCTGAAATGGATTTCCTTGTAAAACAAGGAGCAGGTAATTATTCTACTGCGATGCGTATTGATTCAAGCGGTAGGTTATTGGTAGGAACTACATCTGCATTAGCTGGATTTAGCGGTACGGCACAAAGAGCTTGTTTTTCTGCAACTGGTGATACAATGACTGTAGCAGTAGGAACTGGTACTGGTGCTTATACTGGTATTCACATTGACCGTACAAGTTCAGACGGAAAGGCAATATCTTTCGAAAGGGGAGATACTGATGTAGGTTCAATTTCTATAACAACAACAGCAACGGCTTACAACACTTCATCTGACTATCGACTAAAAGAAAACGTTGTAGAATTGACTGGTGCATTGGATAGGGTTGACCAACTTAATCCTAGTAGATTTAACTTTATTGCTGATGCTAACACAACTGTTGATGGGTTCTTAGCACACGAAGTTGCTGATGTAGTACCTGAAGCGATTACTGGTGAAAAGGATGCTACCGAAGAATACGAAGTAACGCCTGCCGTTCTTGATGATGAAGGAAACGTTATAGAAGAAGCAGTGATGGGTACTAGACCAGTTTATCAAGGTATCGACCAAAGCAAGCTAGTTCCTTTATTAGTAGGAGCAATTCAAGAACTTAGAGCAGAAATTGAACAACTTAAAAACCAATAAAAATGAACTGGAAAATAAACACACTAGAATACACTAACGACTCCGACAAAGGAGTTGTAACGGCACATTGGGATTGCACCCATACCGAAACTGTTGGCGAAGGCGATGACGCTGTGTCATACAGTTCAAGAAGGTACGGTTCTTGCTCTTTTCAACCTGACGCATCATCTGAAGATTACATCGCTTTTGATGACTTAACCGAAGAAATCGTTCTTGGTTGGGTTAAAGCTGAAGTAGGCGAAGAAGATGTAGAGCAATCATTGACCGACCAAATAGAAGCACAAAAGAATCCTTCGACTTTGAAAGGATTGGCTTGGTAGTTATATTTGGGTATAACCATTAACATAAAGCGAGCAAAATTATGACAGCAGAAGAAAGACTAGAGCAGTTAAAAATCCTTGAATCAAAACTTGTGATGGATCTACACGAAACACAATATATGATTAAAGGTTATCAAAGCGCACTAGAAACTAAAGAAGAACAAGAACCAGATCCAGAGGAGGTATAACCAATCATGCCAACACACTATGGAAAGATGGGTCATAAAAATGACCCTAACAACAAAAAGAAAAAGCCAAACGCCAAGAACGGCAGAATGGCTGCAATGAAAAAGACTGGTCGTAGTAAGAAAGGCTAGTTTATACCCATCTTTGGAAAGTCCTCATAGTAGGGCTTTTCTTTTTTGGTGGCATTAGCGTGTCCATCAATATACCCTTTTATGTATCCTTCCTTAAATGCCTCAGTGGTTGACTTCTCTGAGGCTTCTATCTTTTGGGCGATCCCGAAGAGCCACCCTACATAGGTCATACTAGAGACAAAGAATAAAATCGTTACTATTTCCATAATATTAATTTATTTTTTGTACTAGCTCTAAAAACTCTTCTATATTTGACTTCTGACGCTTTATCTTAATAGAAGCCATATAATCACATTGCTTTACTATTCGAGACGCTCTAAGACGATTCTCGTGCGAAATAGAGCAATCTTTATTTAAATGATGGTGAACAGTAGTATGATCCTTGTAATTTAACTGTCTTGCAATAAATTGTTGGGTAAAACCAAGTTGATCGAAAGCAAATATAATAATTTGTCTGGCATCCACTATAAATTGTCTTCTATCTTTAGATAATAGTAAACTTTTATTTACGGCGGTTTCTTGGCATACCGCATCTATAATATCTTCCGCTATCATTTGTATCCTTTCTGTTTAATTGTGATTGGTTATCCACAATCTACAGAAGTCGAGATATATAGTCAAGCATTTTTTTAGCCTGTAGGCGATTGTAGCTTCTTCGCCCAGTAAGCCAATCTCTTAGCAAGAGATATTTTTTGGGTAGGTCTTTAGAACGGTAGTATCTGTGCGCATACCAGTGTGGGTCTGTCTGTACATCACACCAGAACACCATCGCTGATAGTTCGTCTTCGGAGGGTTTACCGTGCCCCTTTGGGGAGAGAATCTGATAGATTCGTTCCTTGAACTTGTTTGACCACTCCATGCCCATGTAGATGGCAACGTGCTTTGAGAAGTCGACCATTGAGTAGGGACTCTTTTTGACTGCATCCTTAATTTCTTCAAGAGTCATTTTGCCTCTGGTTCAGGCTTCTCTTTTTTGATGGTTTGTATCACACCAATGATGGCTACCATTAATGCAGCAATAGATTCGTATAGATCAGGTTGTACGCTCACACCAATAGCACCAGCTATAGCGGTTACACCTTGATACGTTGAGGGTTCTTTTAATCGGGATTTTAACCAAGTCCAAGTCATAGTTACGGCTCTTTTGTTAATTAAATATACTGTGAAATCAATAATAGGAACGATGCGCTCCCTACTCAATACCTTTTTACGTCGGATCACTTCGGGCATCTTGGTTTGCTTAACGCCCTTTATCTTACCCTGTGGTACATTACGGTTATCTATGGTAACCGCTTTTATTTTCTTTCGCCCTTGTATTGCCATTTTCCGTCCTCATCTACTTCAAATTCGTGGTATCTATCCCCTTTATGGTCGCAGTGTATAAACTTCTGCTCTGGGTAGTAACAGATGCGTTTGTAGTCGGACGCTCTAAGCTCCTCTAGGAGTAGCTCCATGTTAGCGCACGTGTAATCTACGGCTCCTAGACCAGTAAAGGTATGTTCTGACGTTCCGCTTCTACCGTGCGACAGTTCCCAATCTTTCGAGCGATACCCACTGTTCTGAGATACTTGTACAGGTTGACCTATCCTGTGGCGTATAGGGTTAATTATGGGCTTGTGGTGCTTCTCTATCTTGTCTACTACGTGAATAGGAACACCCACCATCACTCTATCCACTAGAAATTCTTTAATGCTAAAATAATCGTAGTACATACGTATTTTGTTAGTTAAATGATAAAATGTAGGTAGTTACCACCAAAATATCAATACCAATAAAAAACCCCACTGATCAGGTGGGGCTACAAGTATGACTTATTAAAACTAATCTCCGCAAGAGATGTACATATAATATAGTAAAAATAAATCAATAAAAAAAGGGACGTTGCTCGCACAAGCCCCCTTTCATATCATAATAACGAGAAACTAACAAATTAATGTTTTGTTTCATGGTATCAGGATTGTCCTGAAAAAGGATAGAGGCTTTCACACCCACTATCCATGTATTAAGAGACAAATGAAAACTGCTATCAACAAAGTTTTTTATATATCATCATAGCAATCTCATCGTCCTTTACTCAAAACGGTAATGCCGCTTCTTTAGGTTCTTTAAATAATTCAGAACCTGTCATTACTTTAGATGATGAACTGTCTTCTCGCTCCGCTACGGTTACAGCTCCCTCAGTAAATACTACTCGACCATTACCGAGCCAAATTTTTTCCTGTCCTGCTTCTCGTTCTTCTTTGGACATGCTCATAGCAATACTCGCATTATTGCCGAACCTGGTTTCATCGTTAATGAATACGGTAACGTTGGCGTATGTGCCTTTTTTACCAGTTACTAACGATTCTTTTGGGATTTTTGTTACGTCTATAGACGCATTGATTATTGTCGCCATTTTTCTTTTGATTGTGTTATGATTGAAGTTTAAATATAGATGAGTGAGTGAAGAAAGTCAATAACTAAATTTTTAGCCCTAGATCTTTATGGTGCATCATTTTGATCCGTTCATGTGTAAGCTGTCCTCGCCTGCTCTTCACAACCTTAATGAACACACTCTCATAGGCGTGAACGTCACCGTCTCGCCACCCTTTTACTTTTAAATTTCCGAGTGCATCCATCAGGATAAGGGACTCAACCATGTTAGGTCGGAACACTGAGGTCATACAATGAGCCACGTTCTTGATGACTTGCGCCCATTGAGCGTCCTTGTACTTAGGCTCTAGTTGCCATCCGGATCGGTTGTATTCGGATATGGTAACTTGGCTAGGCACGATGACCAACACGTTGAGTTCCTTTGCTATCTGCTTTAGTATTTTGGTTACGTAGTTTATCTCCAGGGTTCTTGAGTCGTATCTACCCTGGGCGTATACTTCTTGTACGTAGTCAATGACCACGAAGTCTAGACCGCCCTCAATTTTTGCTAGACGGCACAGACGTTTGATTTCGTCTATGTCATCGGTGGTGTCTACGATACGCACGTTATCAGCATGAGCAACCGCTTGCATAGCGAGTTGTGTAGCCGTGTTCACGTCATAGTCCTCCATTTGAAACCACAGACCTTGATAGCCTTGTACCGCTAATTTAGAGGCTAAGGACGTTGACCATTGCGTTTTTCCATGTCCGGAATCGGCTAGTATCACGTTGATGTCGCCCTTGTGTAGACCCACGTGCTGATACAGTTGATCGTCTATTTTTGGTTCGCCCGTTACTAGCTTCTCCTTCTTAGGTTGAGATTGCTCTCTCTCGAAAATTTGTGTAGGAGTCAGTGCATCTACTGGAGTCGCTTCGTCTAGTTCACCACTTAGCTTGTCTATCTCCATCATTAATTGATCCATCGTAGTAGACGGATTATGAGCGAGTTGGGTAGCCTGGGTTAAAGACTTGGTTAATTTTCGTCTATCAGCGGTGTCCTTCAGGATACGAGCGTACCCCTTGATGTCATGTTCGGATGTGCGTTGGTGCATCTGCAACTCAAGTAGATAGTCAGTATTATAGTTATCTAATTTAGCTGCTAGGGTATCCTCGTTGAACAGAATGCCTTGTGCATGTTGCTCGCACGCTTCTAAATAAATTGGGTGTAGGTTAGGGAAGTGGGTAGCGTCCGTTACATTGAATATAAGGTCTCTATATTCTTTATTAGCAATGAGCGTACCAACCAGCACTTCCTCTAAATGCCTTTGGTCTAATTGGCTCATATAACTTCCTTAGCCTTAACTCGTCCGTATGGGGTTAGTGAATAGGTCGACGGATACTTATTATCGGAGACCATTACACCTGACTGTATCAAGCTACATATCGTTGAAAAGGTAGTCCAATACTTATCGTGATTTTCTATCTTCATCAGCGGTTCAATTTCCGAATACGTTGCCTTAGTATTGGATTGTAATAAGTTTAGTATGTTCAGTTCATTTATTGTCATCTTTCTTCTCATTTGTTTTTCTTAAATCTCTTTTAGTTACGGTTCCATTTTTGTTGTATGTGTGAGTGACCCAACCTTTACGGTCGTACCAGGTCATTGCAAGGATGCGAATATACCTACTAGCAAACTTCTTAGCAAAACGAATGTAGGGTTTTTGCGCAGGTGGTCGGTTCGTCTTAATTTGTACGAGCCAAACGTTGCTTCCGTCCATGGCTATGATGTCGAACCCATCAAATCTAAGCTCGTTACACTCACACTCCATGCGCCAACACTTAGTGCAGAGTCCAGCGAATAGGTCTTTGGATTTTCGGAAACGCCCTCCTAGCTCTACTTCATCCACGATCATTCCTTTATCGTGAAAGAATGCTATGGCTTTAGTTACGGTTCTGCGTCCTTTTTGCTTGCTCATAGGATAAAGAAGCCCCTACCACCACGGAGACGATGATAAGGGCTACTACGATGGAAAAATTAATCATTTACGCTTAAAGTCATCTGACTCATCTTCAGAGAAGACCCCTTCGCTGTAAAATCCGGTTATTTGAAGTACGGCACGAGCCTTCGCTCTTTTCTCAGCGGTCTCTACCGGGTAATGAGGTAGGGCACCACCTGCTTTCTTGGTTTTTACGGGACAGTTATAATGGTTAGCCGTTCCATAAGACTCTACGGTATATACCTCACCATTAGCATCTAATTTTTCGGCAATAGCCTTGATACAACAGTTCTCTTGCCCCTCGGTTAGTTCGGGTACAACCTCGTAGGTTACTGTGATCTTGTCATGCGCCATTATCTTTTCTACACCGGTTCGGGTAATGATAATGAACCCTTGGTACGGGTGTTTAAAGAAGTCTTTACCGGTTAGACGGTATCGTTCTGCTAGTAATTTAAGTGTGTTTTGTTCTGTGCTCATAATAGTGTTATTTCATTTGCGTTTTCTAGCCCGATTAACTCGGGGGTTGGGTTTTTCTTCCATTCACCGATGCGGTACTTAATTACGTTTAGTTCCTGCATAGCATTTGTCTGTGTCATCTCGTCTAGAGAATAGACGGCAGTATTATATGGAAACTCTTTTTCTATTGCAACAAAGTAGAAGTTATATAAAGGGATTTCTAGCACGTCACAATAAAAAGCAGCTTGTAGATCATATCTGAACTTATAGAAGTCAGACTTAAAAGATTTGTGCGAGGCATCTCGGCACGACTTCCAATCTATGATTGCTAGGGGTTCCTCGTTCCTCACTAAGAGACGATCAGGTCTGACTCGATACATCAGGTCAAACAGATCGGGTTCGGTCGTTAAAAACGAATATTCGTCCCATGCTTCATGCGGATCGTATAGGTCGTACACCTTTTTTAGCGCTTCGTTTCTGAATGCAGAGTTGTACATGTGTTGGATCCGCTCCATATCCGCCTCAGATATAGACACTTGATTTTCACCTAGAGAACACTCAAAGTCGTTCTTATAGGTCTTGTAGTCTTTGGTCATGGTCGGAGCCATGATGTCCGGTCTACGCTCCAGGATTTGTGCTATGATCTCAGCATCTTTAAACACCTTGAAGCGCTTATGAAATGCTTGCCTATCCTCGAAGTACGTGTGCATAGCATCCCCAAACAGAAGAGCCTGGCTCGGCTCTATGGGTTGAAGCGCCTTTGCGATCGAGTGCTTAGCCACGCCCTTCACGAAGCTACTAGAAACGTAGTCGGTTAGAGCGTGGTAGTCACTATTGGATAAGGATTCGTATACTTTCATTAGAATCCAAATCGTTCTTGTTCTTCGGTTTTATGAGGCTTGATCTCATATACTTCGTGTGAAGAGTTCTGTCGTTCAAGAAAAATAGGCACGGTTTGTAGTACATTTTGATTGCCCGTTGGATTTTTACCGGTCAACTTTTGTATTAGTTTTTCAGTAAGATCCTTGCCACATACCTGCATACACCCTGCTCTATGACCGGTCACATTAAACGCTTCACCTAGTGGTTCGGGCGTACAATATACCTTTGTGTCGTTAAACCCAAAGGATAAGGTTTCGGGTGATCCAATCTTTTTTCTACCTTTTTGATAGAAAAGAACGCTATACGCAACGGATTTTTTGCCACGCTTACCAAATAGCACGACTCCGTCTGAGGCTTTGTGTCCACCACCGCCTCCTACTTTTGTTTTTAGTGCATAGTTCCAATTAATAGACATAATATTATAAGTTATTTAAGGTTTCGATTTTTATTATAGGTTGATTAAACGCTTCAAGAGCCAACTCTATATCTTCCACCATATCTTCTAGATCGGTAGCTATTAAACTGATTGGCACTTTAACGTATTTTACAACGAGGTCTTGATCGTCGTAAAAGACTTGGTGTATAGAGTACACCGTCTCGTCACCGGATTTCTGTGAAAGTACCCGGTAATTCCAAGTTTGTTCCATTTGTCTTGTGGTTAGATTTTTGTTCACGTTTAGCGCTATACAAGCACATTTCAAAGGCTCGTATGTACGCCTGAGTATACTTGTCTGGGTCAGGTAACGATCTTAATCCAGACAGAAATGCCTGCATAAATTCTATGTGTTGTCTCATATGTGTATCTCGTTTCTTAATTTAAGTATTGTGGATATAATTTATAAAAAAGTATACACTATCCAAAATAATTTTTATATTCTTACATAATATTAATGAGATCAAGACATAAATGGACGTCCCAAACCACACTCAGATACCTAACAGTATCATTGATGAACATATGAAGAGCCTAACCCCGGCTCAGTTTAAAGTGCTCATCGCCATATGTCGAAAGACTATTGGGTGGCACAAGCAATCCGACTACATAAGCATATCACAGATCGTGGAATTGGCAGGGGTATCTAACAAGACCGTGATTGCTGCGGTTAAAGACCTAGAGCAGTTCGGATTTATTGTTACGCAAAAGAGCAATAGAACCACTACGCACATTACCTTGAACTATAACGTAACTAGTGTACTCAGTACACCAACTAGTGGAATTACTACACCACCTAGTGGAGCTACTACACAAGTTGCTAGTGGAATTACTACACACACAAAAGAAACTATAAATAAAGATAAGAGGGATGAGTACATCCCGACCCTTGAAGAGGTTGTCTCTTATTTTAGTAGTAATGGGTACACGGTAGAAGCCGCTAACAAGATGTACGATTTTTACCAGGCTTCGATTTCTAGTAACCGTCAGAAGTATTGGAAGGATAGTAGGGGCAATGCAGTAAAGAGTTGGAAGCAGAAGGCTCAAAGCGTATGGTTCAAACCGGAGCACAAGGATCAAGGTGCGGACAGTTGGTCAACCCAGGGCTTTAAGTCCGTTGATGTACTTTAATAAGTGCAGAACATATGATGTATGGTTTTTATTTGACATTAATTGTGGATAAGTGTATACTATAGATAGAGACAAACATTAATTAATAAGAGAACAATGAAAAAAACAGCAAAAATTACAGACATAGAAAAAGCTATTAACAGGCTTAATTTCCTAGAAATGCCTTATACCTACAGGGAAGGTAAAATAATTGTCGAGGTAGTTAGTGATATAAATTACGACTCTATAAGAGTGATTGTATCAGATGAATCAATATTAAAACTAGCAAAAGAATGGAGTAAATAACCAATGGATAAGAGAATCGTAAATACCTACGTAAAGAAAGTTGCAACCAAAGACATAGAGCAATTAGTCAATGTAATGCACATTGCTATCAATGGGAATCCTGACCAAGCCAAGGCTCTAATGCTAAGCGTATTATTGGAGGAACCAAAATGAGACAAGTAGAGATGATGGGACTAATGAATAGAGTGATTGAATATCAGACCGAGGATCATAGCCTGGAATGGAACCTACAGTTCTTTGCAGATTTAATCGCTACGGGCTTAGCATGGCGTCTTGAAGGGCGCATCGGAAGGGAAGCTAAGTCTTACATCGATAATGGATTAGTAAGTGCTCAGGGCGAAATTGATTGGGACTATTACGAGGAGAACTTTGCGTTATAAAGTGAACATACGATAAATTTCTACGGGGGGTTTATTGGATTGAAGATTTCTACGGGGGGTATAGCAGCCCCCCTTTTTTTATGGATTTCTATGGGGGCTAGACGGGTTTGGATTTCTATGGGGGGTTGAGAGATTTTTAGGGGGGATTTTCGGCGGGGGTTATAGGGCGACCCCCCTGGCACGATGCCACCGCATTTGGGTGCGGGAATTTTCCCCGTCTTAAAGTGGATTTTCCCCGTCTTAAATTTGGGATTCGGTACAAAACCCGGAAGCCGCCCCGGTTGGGGCTTTTAGGCTTCCGCATATTGTAAATTAAATTTAGCTTCTGTTAAGGTTGCCCAAAGTTGATCGTTTCCGTCGCTGATGAACTTTTCTATTTTGTTGTAATCGTCGTTATTTATTACCCATTTATTTTGTCCCTCGATTGATCGGTCGTAATAAATGACAAAACCATTGTCGAACTTATAATAACCTTTTGCTAATTTTGTTTGTTTCATCTTGTTTGTCTCTTTGTTTGTTACTGTTCTTATTAACTGTTTTAAATATACAACAAAACAAAACACAATGCAAGCAAAAAAGCAAAAAAAAATAAAAAAATATCCGGATCCCTTTAAACACTATCAAAAAAGCCGATCCAAAAAAAACTTTAATAATTGTTTGACATTGCAAACAAAACGCCCTATATTTGAAACAGATACTAAAACAATAATTAAATATGAGACAAATGACAGAATTAAACAACTATTTAAACAGATTAAACGAGTTATCCAATTTAATCTATGTTTTACAGGATCAAACAGACGAAACCGAAAAAAGAGAAACCGCCGCCATTATTTTAGGTTTAGTTTATTCAGCTGCTAACCTAGAAGCCGCCGCCCGGATCCAATTAAAAGAAACAATTAACAAGTAAACCAACACGGGAGCCCGGGCACGGGTTCCCAAACTTTAAACCCCGGACAAATGAAAAAAGCCTATCTACTACTAGAAAAATACACGATCATTTTTGGAGCTCTTTACCTAACAGCCCACATTTTACACCATATTTTTAACCACTAAACCCGATCAAATGAACTTAAAAGAATATTTATTACTAACACACTACACAAAACCACTGTTTAATAATATGAGACCGGCTTTAATATGTAATGACGGTTTTAAAATGTCAGTACAAGCCGGTAGCGGATACCATTGCGAACCCCGGGAAGAAACCAAAGAATATAAAAGCGTAGAAATTGGGTTCCCTAATTACGACGATATTTTAGCCGTCTTTCAATGTGGATCTTTAGAAGAATACGAAGCCGAAAAAAATTACTATCTTCAAGACCCTTTAAACGGGATACTTGAAAGGGTACCTATTGAAATCGCTCAAAAAGTAATTAATAAGCACGGCGGAATAGATAAGCAAAAATTATATGATCGATTTGAACTAACTATAAAAGATAACCAAACCAAAGAAAAATGTACTTACTAAGCTGCAGACATTGCGACGCTATTTATGATCATTCGAAAGAATTAAGAGAAACAACACACGCCACCCGATACGCCCCCGGATACGATGAACAGTTTTGTCCGGAATGCGAAGAAAGCGCAGAAGACAACACAGAAGCCACACCCGAACAAATTAAACAATACAACCTAAACCAGGAGCCAACAAATGAAAACAGCTAAAAAATACAGATCGTTAAACCGGTACTATATAAGAACCGGTATCAATAGAATGATAAAACTATACAACCAAGCAACCCCGGAAGAAAAAGCCGCCGGTATTAAATGGTATTCGGACGCTCACAAATACGCCGCAGCACTTGCAATAGAGCACAACACCACCACAGAAACCGCCGCAAAAATAATTAGTATTTTGAGCCCGTCGGTCGAGTGGGAGCTAAACAAACAGCAAGCCGCCGCTATAATTGCAGCGCACAACACCGGAAGCAATCCGGCAAAAGTGATCGTTTCAACATATGACGGGAACAAGTACAAAGCGATCGCAACGCTAAAAGATAAGCCGGTAACATATAAACCCCGGGAAATAAAGAATGGAGAGTATACCGGCAAGACCGGAAAGCCACGAACCGCACGCCCTGGGATCAATAGAGAAACCGCCCTAAAAACATACGCCTTTTTTCAAAACATAAACCAGGGAGAAACCGCCGCCGATTTTGTAACGATCGACCGCCACCACCTAAGCGCATTTTTCAAAGATCCGAAGCGCATTAAAAGTTTAACCGCTGCAAGATACGCAGATATAACAGAAGCAACCAAAACCGCAGCCGCTTCCGTCGGATTGAAGCCGTACGAATTCCAAGCGGTTATATGGGAGCAGGTACGAAAGAAGCAAGCGCCACAACACACAACACAAAAAACAACGGTATAAAACTATGAACGATTTACATAAAACACTACAAAAAAGCTACACAACACAGCGGGAACTCTCGAGAGCTTCCGGTATAAACCACAACCGTATCAACCGTTTATGTTTGTACCCGAACGAGATACTACCGAATAAAATAAGCTACCAGGAATTCAACCAGATAAATGAAGCGCTTGAAATATTGGAGCGAGCCCACCGGCTCAAATTGTATTGGAATAGTATCGACAACCAAAACGACCCAAGCTATAGAGACCCGGACAGGTGGTGACCTTGCGAGGGTAGGAGGGTAGGAGGGTAGACCAACCCCAACCCAACCCGACCGAACCCGATCAAAAAACCGTAAACTATTGACAGGAGCCCAGGCAATAACGCCCGGGCTTTTTTTATGCCTAGGGATTTTTTACCACCCAACCAAACCACGCCACCAGGAGCCAGAGCAAGAGGGGTACCATATTAAACGGCGACGGAACGGCGCTATACTACCAACTCTTCCGCAAAAACTAAATTTTCACCAATACCCGTCAACTATAAAGATTTCTACCGTAATGACTTGCATTTCTAGAAATTTCTATCTATAGTTTGTCAACTTAAATTTTTACCATTATGCCCTGGCACAAAAAGCAAGAAATAAGCAGTCGTGAGGAGTTGTTGGAGGAGGTTAAAGTAGTCATAGAATGCCTGCATGCGATCCCTTCTATGTCGGATAAATTGCCGAACTATATCTTTAATAGGATAGAATCAATCAAGGAATACGTTAAAAAACACGGATGGAACGATGAGTGATTTTACGACCAAAGAAAAGATCCAGATACTGAACGATATAGACATATTAGGCAATGTGTCTAAAGTAGCTGAAAAATGGGGTGTTTCTAGACAAAGCATTTACAACTGGAGGTCGGAGCGTGAAGAGTTGGATAAGCAGATTGTTATAGAACAACAAGTCCAGCAAGTAAGAAGCGAGTCAAATTTCGATCCTAACGTCCTAAAAGACCTAAACCAATACCGTAACACCCTTCAGCTCATTGGAACGCTAGAGGAGCGAAAAGAGAAGCTATCTGCAAAGGTAGAGTTTATGCTCATCAAGATTACGAGCCTATTAGAGAACCATCCTGACCTGGACTCGATTCATCCAAAGGATTTGAGTAAGATCATGAAGGATTTGCATGACGTGCGCAAAGAGCTCAGTAACGAACCAGCCATTATTATTGAGTATAAGAACAAGGTTCGAGAACAAACGCTACAAGTGCTTCAGGACTTCTTGGATGTAGATCAACTCAGGGAATTTGCGCAGCGTATGGAGTCAATAGAGGCGGACTACGAGATTTTATGAAAAAGTTAGTACCGATGTGCATTGTCGTATTGACCGAGTTTATAGGGTGCTTTATCTTAGGCGCATCCTGTAACTCCTTAACGACAGACCCATCGACAATCTGCAACTCAATCTGTTTTTAATGAAGATGAAGTTATTACGCCTACGTCAGGTATGGATGTACTCTGACAATCAACCAACGGAGATTATCCTTGCGCTGGCTAATATCTTTATGGTTCCATTTGCATTGAGCATGGAGGTTGGCACTGGTTTGTTTCTTTCTTTGATACCTGCTGTGTCGGGTATTCATCAAATGATTTGCGTGGCTTCTGACGAGATAGATTGTAGAGTGCGAGCCTCTATGATTTGCCTAGGTGTGTACTTAGCGTCAGCGGTTATGTATTTTTTAACTATAGGCTTCCCTAGTCCAACACACTACGGGTGGTTCTTATTTATAATAGCTGCTTTCGGTAGTATGTCCAGATTATCGAGAGAAAAAATATATAAAAAAAACAATGGATAACATCACGCAAATTGTTATTACGCTCGCAACTGTACTAGGCTCCGCTGGGGTCTGGAAGTTCTTTGAAGCTAGGCTTAAAATAAAGGCTGAGCAAAGAGAAAACGAAACCAATAATAGTGACACGATTCAGTATCGTGACGACCTAAAGAATAGGGTTCGTAACCTCGAGAACTTATTAGAAGATTCATCTGATGAAAAGGATGAGTTACGAAGTCAAATATTAAAGCTAACAGAGGAAGTATCTGCGTTAAGGATTAAAGTCGAATTCTTGGAGAAAGAGAATGAACGGCTCAAGCTCAAATAACATTAAACGCTACATATTTCCTGAAATGAAAGAAAACTTTATACCTAAGCCCGTACCCCTAAAAAACAAAGCACGCATATTTAAGTGTCTTGGTGAAGTATCTACTGATAAGCGGTGCGAGGTGCAGTGCCCCATATGCAAACGAGCCTATGAGCCAAAAACCGAAAAAGAATAACTGGTCAGACTTATTAGTCAATGTCGTAGGACACGAGCCACCCCCTGACTCGCTAGACCTACGTAATTCTTTTATCGAAAACTGTTTAGCTGATCAAGATGGGTTTAAGGTAACCCAAGCTCAGATTCATCACACGATGCAGCAAGGCATCTATGACTGGGAGCAACAGGCGCTATCCAAGAACGCTCGTCTCAATGGATTGATTAGAGCGCCCTACAACACGGGAAAGTCCCAACAAGTTCCCATTGGTCTGTCTGCATACATGACCACACGTAAGCACGAGCTAGAAACCCTAATAGTATCGGCAGACGGTGGCATCTCCACGAAAAGAATATTGTCTCTAAGAGCCTTGTTTCAAAGTGATATGTACCGGTACTGGTGCAAGGAGCACAACTTTAATCCGGTAGAGTTTGACCGTACCGATACAGGGTCTACGCAAAGGATTATAGTAAGTAGTCGTAACCGCACTGGTAATCCTACCTACGAAGCGTATGCTGTACTAACCCAAACTACGGGACAACGAGCTGGTGTTTTGATCCTTGATGATGTGTGCAACGATGAAGATCGTATATCTACGGCTCGTAGAGAAACGGTTTGGAATAAGGTATCGAACACTTGGATTAAGCGTGTACACGACAAAGGTATTGTTTTAAGCGTGTGTACACCATACCATCCTAATGACGCTAATAGTCGGTTAATGAAGTCGGGCATATTCAATGTGCTTCAGATTTCGGTAAAAGAAGATAAATCAGGATATAAGGTGGAAGAATGGAACAACCTAAAGTAGTTATGTACGCTCGGTTCGGGCTAAAGGTACAGCAAGAGGAAATAAATCAAATAAAAAATAAGATGGATGAGTTTCTGGATATGATAGAAGCTGAACTTGTCGGTCAAAAGTGGGAAATATTAGCCAAGCACAAAAACTCTAAGGCGATACACGAAATTATAAAAGAATGCGGAAAAAATGGATGGGCAATCCTGACATACGACCTTAAAACATTACACCAGCACCATTCAGGTGCAATGTCCTTAATAGCGGAGGGTGACGATGCAGGTGTGCCTGTCTACTTTATTGAAAGCGGTGCTGTCATGCAAACATTATTTAGTAGGTTATGAGAGAACCGGATAAGATCTGGGACATTCCCTTATGGGAAACTAATCACAGTAAACAACGGCTACTCCAAGAGGAAGCGATGGACTTTCTGTCGTATAAACTTGGATACGAAATGAGCGAGGAAACAGATGACCCAACGAGAAAGGCTTATAAACACTTTGACGGATACAATCACTACCCTGATGGGAATCTTACGGCTCTTGATTACGATCCTGGCTATCCTGTCTGGCTTTGTGCTGATTTCAACAGGTCTCCTCATTGTTGGGCTCTTCTCCAAGTTAAAAGAGCTCGTAATGGGCTTAAGCAGTATATTATTTTCGATGAAATCTTCTCCAAAGAGGCTTTAACCACCGAGCAAGCCCTAAAAGCGGTAGAATTACTAAATAAATGGGGCATCTCAAAGGTTTTATTAGCTGGAGACAACACTTCCAACCAAAAAAGTGGCAATTATGGTCGTGTAGGCAAAAATGACTGGGACTACGTGCGAGAAGTCTTTGAGGAGAACGATATTTTGTATAAAAACGAGCTAGACATCCAAAATCCTAAGAGAAAGGTGCGTGTAGACAAGGTAAACAACGTAATTTACGCTGGAACCAATGGGGAGCGTAGATTGCTTGTAAACACACGCTGCGAACACGTCATAAAAGACTATATGTATTCCATCGTTAATGATAAAGGGCTAAAAATCGACAATGGCGACAGGGGTCACATGTCCGATGCTACTGATTACGCTATCTGGCGTAATGAGAGAGGCTCCGCCTCCCCTATGTATGTGCTCCGCTAACTTCTCTTTATAGATTTAGCTCGTTTACCCATACCAACCCGTCTCTTTTCACGTACTGCTTTCTTACCCTCGCCACGCTTACGCAGTTCTTGCCACGTTACTGGGGTCTTAGAGGAAACCTTAACGGTAGGTCGACACTTCTTCACTCCTTTAAATTTAGCAGAGCCACAAGCCTGTCCGTCTTGGGTCTTCCACTTTTCTTTCATCCATCGGGCTACACCAGTTGTACCTGACTTTTTGCCTTTGTACGTTCCACCCCTTTTCTTGTATTCCTTTACTATCCACGCAGAAGCATACGCACTAGGGAATATCTTGAACTTACGTTTAGCCTCAGATTTAACTCGGCTGTATAGGGCTGGTTTTGCTGGAGTGTTTGCCATGATTGCGTCAAACTTATGACTGAATCACCCTAAAGTTCAATACCAATATCTTTACCGTACAAAGCCAACTTTGTAGACTGTAGCTGTTTCTTTTTAGGTTTTTTGTACTTTTTGACTAAATCTTTTGCCTTAATAGGCTCATACACCCTAACTTTGTTAGTGTTTATTGTTAAACACAATACGACGTAGTCGGATAGTAATGGACTTTTGACTAATGGATCGTTCTTCTGAAACATCCATGAAAGACCGAATTGATTAGCCGTTTGTAACAGTTGACTTTTAACGTGAAGGTTATGAGCGTTATTTACGATCATGTCGGCATCGTAAGACTTGTTTCTGCTTTTGTATATGCCTACGTCAGGCTGAGTGCACTCTTGATTCATTTCTGTGTACGTAAGCCATACTGCGTATTCAGCTAATTTACCATAGTAAATATCTTGTTTAATCTTACCAGGATTGTCTTGACCACGTCTTTTATATTCTGCTTTGTTAGTTCGATAGCACTTTTCCGCAAAGTCAATAATCTGTAACTTGTACGTATTATCCATGGTTACTTCTCTGTACTTCATAGCTATTAAGTTTAGTATTGAATCTTTATGGAATATACGTATATTTTTGACACCATGAGTAGCAAAAAAGACCCAAAACTTACAAGGTACGGAGTAAGTGGCTATAACAAGCCTAAACGGACTCCAAGTCACCCTACTAAGTCTCATATTGTAGTAGCAAAAGTGGGCAACAAAGTAAAGGTCATACGCTTTGGTCAGCAGGGTGTATCAGGTGCAGGCAAGAACCCTAAGACTGAGGCTGCAAAAGCTAGACGCAAATCCTTTAAGGCTAGACACGCAAAGAACATAGCCAAAGGACGTATGTCAGCAGCATATTGGGCGGATAAAGTAAAATGGTAACGTTATGCCTCTTCAGCGTGGTTCTTCACCAAATATTATTCAGCAAAACATTCGACAACTTATCAAAGAGGGTTATACGAAGCAACAAGCTATCGCTATAGCCCTACAATACTCAAGAAAGTAATGATAGACACCTCAAAGTTATATTCCGTATCCAAAGACGCTGTCGAAGACATCGTAATGAAAGAAACTCGTCACCCGTATTATAGCGTGGTTCTTGACCGAGCCAAAATCATGAACAGTTGGTTTCAAGCGGAGTATGACGAGTACACAGCCATTTCTAGCACGGTCTTTTCTGATAAGTCCTATATCATTGACCAGAGCAGCATTGAGTCGGATGAAGAGTACAGAGAGCGTTTAGGTCGAATGAAGTTGTTCCCACTGGAGCAGAAGTTCTTCTCGGCACAACAGCGCATTTATGACGAGAACAACGTCAACCGAATGTACCCTGACAACAAGGATTTCTGGAAGTGGAAGGAAACTAATTTTGATGATGCAGGGTGTTCTATCACCGAGTTTTACCGAGACAAGGTTCTCTTCGTGAAAGAGGTTCTTGGATTCGGTGCCGTAGTAACCGATCTTATGATAGATGGTAACGGAAACCCTGTTACCGACACAGACGGCAACGTAGTTCCTTATAACTTTGTTGTGCGTCCCCACGAAATATGGAACTTTCAAGTGAAGCAAGGCGCTCTCACGTTGCTTGTTACTAGGCAAATGTATTATGACCTAGACAACGTTAAGAAGCATAAGTGGACTGCCTACACACCTGAGTACATCTGCGTGTACATCGAAGAGAATGGGAAGAAACAAAAGACTCTGGAAATACCTAATCCATTCGGAGAGGTTCCAGCCACGCTACTCAAGGGTCAGACAGATGCTAACAGTTCGTTCATTGTAGGTAAACCTCGTAGATATTCCCTTAAGGGTATGTACCTAGCCTCTTCTGAGTTGTTTTATGACCTGAAGAAGGGTTCTGAACTGTTCGGGCATCCTATTCCTGTTCTCACAGATTCCATTGTTCGAAGTCTAGCTGGTGTCGCTGATGACGATCAATACGACTCTCGTACCATCAAAGAGGGTGTGGGTATGGCTATCATTATTCCTGATGACCAGCAAATACCTAGTAACATGTTATATCAAGCAGATATGCAGGGTCTTCAGCACCTTAGAGACGTAATTTTTGGTGATTTGATGTCGCTCATCTTCTCTATGGCTCAGGTTCGAGACAAGTCCATTGTTAAGAGCAATGTATCGGGCTCCGCTAAGAGGTTCGATAACGTAGAGGAACAAGGGTTGCTAGCGTCTACCGCTATGGACATGGAGATGATAGAGATGCAGGTGCTTAGAAGAATGGCTAAGGTTCGTGATGAGGACTACGAAGGATACGGTGTAACCTATTCGAAACATTACGACTTGTCTAGTGCGGATGAGATATTCCAAGACATTACCGAGGGAATGCAGTACCACGCAATGTCCCTACCTCTCATCAAGAAGTTGACCAGTGAATATATGCGCAAGCGTTCCATGCCTCAAGAAGATATTGAAGAAGTAATGCAACATTTTGATGATTATGGTATGCCCAAAACGGCTACTGACTTAAGGAATTTAGTGGATATTCTTCCACAAGAAGAACTTCAACGCCAAGCACAAGTTGGTATTGAAACACAAAGCGAGCAATAATTAACTTATAATCACATTATGAGCGAACAAAACATAGAGCAAGTTGAAGCTCCTGATTCAACACTAGAGGAGACAACCTCACAAAACACCGTACAATCACAACAACCAGAATTCGACAAAGACAAGTTCTTTCGTGGTGCATACAACGAAGGAAAAAGTAAGGTCGAAAAGGACGTTGTAGGAAAGTTCTCTGAATTATTGGGAAACAACGTTGAGTCATTGGATGATGCTTTTTCGCTAATCCAACAGACACTTCAACCCAAGCAAGAAGAGAAGGGTGAGTCTGAAAAGTTGCGTGAGCTATTGCAACAGTACCAGCAAGAAGCTGAGTCTGCAAAAGAGCAACTCATGATGACTCAAATGGAGAATCGCATAAACACTGAGTTTCAATCAGCGTTTGGTGCACTTCAACAAGATAATGAACTGACTTTACGCCAAGACTATGTAGAACAACTGTTCTATAACGAGTACGAGATAGAGGAGTCTAATGGGGAGTTTTATGCCGTTAAGGACGGTGTTCCTGACCTAGACGAACAAGGCAATAGAAAGTCAGTGGCTAACTCACTCGTTGAGTTTGCTAAACAATTTGCGAAACCCAAGAAAGTGGGTGCTGGCGGAGCAACTGGTGGTACTTCAGCTAGTAGTGAAAGACCTAGTCGAGCAGAGTTTC